AATACATGAGAAGCACTTCTGTATTGTCTTTCATAAGATTGGTAGACAGTAGACCTATGTCTTTTTCTTGCCAACAATTGTCTTCCAATACTTGACATTTGTTATCGTTTGTATATTTAATATTATTGTTTTCTGGAAAGTTTTTATCAAAATGCTTCTTTTTGATATACAATGGTACAGTGTTTGTTCCAGACTGTAACATCTTCATGATTTCTTCATGTGAAATATGATCTATTCTTTCGGATCCAAAGTTGTTGATAATAATCTGATTGTTGTTTGTTACACAATTGTTATTTGTTGTATTGTTTATTGTGTTATTTGTAATGTTTTGAATATTTGGTGTTCTAGCATGTATAATGCTTCTTGCTTTACATTTGTCTGCTTTGATATGTCTTGATTTATGATGTCTATTTGAAAAAGAAATCATGCATCTAGGACAAGTAAGACTATCAACTTTATTACAAACTTTCTCATGATTATGTAAATGCCTTGCAGTTTTATAAATTTTATTACATTTTGAACAAGACAAAAGACATGGGATGTCATTTTGTCCATTTGGGGTAACATTTTGTCCATTTGGGGTAACATTTTGTACATTTGGGGTAACATTTTGTACATTTGGGGTAACATTTTGTACTGTTTTGCAAAGTTCATATTTTTGAGTTTTTGGCGAATGTTTATTACCTATATGCTTTTGTAAATTGTATTTTCTATCTGAAAAATAAGTACAGTACTCGCACTTAAAAATAGTCATTTACTACTTTTTCACAACCTTCTTTATAATATGGTTATAAATTATTAACTTTAAATACTACATATTCACACCATAATTACTACATTTTGACCCCCTCTCTCCCCCCCTCGGTTCCATGACTTATAGAAAAAGGTCTTTTTTTTCCGCTTTTTAATATGAAAATAAAAAAGAGTACATTTCTTAATAATTTTATAAATTCATTATGGTTTTATAATTTTCATAGATTTTTAAAAGAAATGTACTCTTTTTTAATTTTGAACACATTTTATAACCTCTTTTATTTTTGATAGAACGGTATTATACTTCTCATTATCTGTTTTATTGTATATTATAAACAATTTATTTCGTATATGATCATATTTATCAGTATCTTTAATCTCGTTCAATAATTTTATTTCATTGTTGTCACAATACATGAGAAGCACTTCTGTATTGTCTTTCATAAGATTGGTAGACAGTAGACCTATGTCTTTTTCTTGCCAACAATTGTCTTCCAATACTTGACATTTGTTATCGTTTGTATATTTAATATTATTATTTTCTGGAAAGTTTTTGTCAAAATGCTTCTTTTTGATATACAATGGTACAGTGTTTGTTCCAGACTGTAACATCTTCATGATTTCTTCATGTGAAATATGATCTATTCTTTCAGATCCAAAGTTGTTGATAATAATCTGATTGTTGTTTGTTACACAATTGTTGTTTGTCGTGTTGTTTGTTATGTTTTGAATGTTTTGAATATTTGGTATTCTAGCATGTATAATGCTTCTTGCTTTACATTTGTCTGCTTTTATATGCCTGTTTTTATTATTTCTATGTGTGAAAGAAATCATACATCTAGGACAAGTAAGATTATCAATCTTTTTACATTTTAATTCATGTGTTTTCAAATGTTTCAAAGTTTTATAGATTTTGTTACATTTTTTACAAAAGAATTTATCCATGATGTCATTTTGTCCATTTGGGATGTCATTTTGTCCATTTGGGATGTCATTTTGTCCATTTGGGATGTCATTTTGTCCATTTGGGATAACATTTTGTACTGTTTTGGAAAGTTCATTATTTTCAAACATCATGTCTTTATGTTTAGCATTTTGATGTCTTATTAGATTACATTTTACATCAGTTTTATAATCGCAAAAACTACATTTTGTGAAGGGAAATGGCATTTTTATCAATATACTACATATATGGTACTTTTTTATTTATCTTTTTATATCGTTTTCAGACCATAAAATGATAAATTTATCACCTCTCTCTCCCCCCTCGACCTCCCATGATCATGTAAATTAGCAGTTTTTTTTGGTTTTTGAAAACATATCTTTTTTATTTTTATTTATTAAAAGGATGAATAAAACTTTATTCATAATAATAATATGTATTTTAGGTTTGTATATTTATCTTTACAATACAATGTGTTTGAAACAAAAAATGGAAGAATTTTTTATTGAAAAATTTGAAAATCAAGAATCTACTCTATCAATGTTCAACTCTGGATATGATTTTCATCGCGATTCACAAAGTTATTCTAATTTTCCGAATTTGAAAGATGTCAAACATGATTACCCTTTGTTAACATTTGGATGTATACAACATAAACCCAATGATGAAACTATTCATAAATACTTAAATGAAAACTTTTTTGTATCAACATTGGAATTTTTTTCTCTTTCATTCAATGATATAGCTGACAAAATTTTACAAGATGTGAAAAAAAACAAAATTTATTTTCAAGAAAAACAAGAGATTGATACACCCATATATATAATTATATATCAGTCACCTTTTTTTAAAGTTCATGATAGACATTTTCATATAAGAGAAGATATTTTAATAGATACTGCTTCTTCATTTGAAATGAAAGGTGAAAATGTTGATATTGGAAAAAGAGAAATCTTTACTAAAATACACATTGTATATACAGGATATGTATATTATGACGATGAAGATAAGATTTTAAAGAAAAAAAATGGAAATACTATTTTCAGAAATTTTATGAAAGATAAAATCAAAAGAAACAAGTTGTGTCAAATAAAATGTAACAATTCATCATTATATGAATGTGGTTGTATGAATAAAAGTGTCAACAATAATAACTCAGAATATGAAAGTACGTGTGTTGATATTAATAATAAAAAATATGATTATGCAATGATATATACATTAAACAAATACAATAATTTATTTCAAAGTTTAATAAAATAACTTAATCATCTTCTTCTATAAATTCTACCTTCTTTTTCTTTTTAATATCTTCTATAGGAAGATGCTTACATTCTTCAACAAGATTCCAGAAAGATTGAATTTTTTCACAAGTGATTTTCCATTGTTCTTTATCAAAATTAACTCGCTGAATATTCATTTCCAATAATTTCCAAGGAGTATATTTGATAAACTCAAGATCAATTTCTGTATTATTTTTGTGTTTTTCTTGAATATTTAAGATCGATTCGAATGGTTTCAAATCAGGATCAGAATATATATAGGAAAATTCATTCGTAATTTTATTTTTAAATTCAGCAATAACACCATGATTAATTGTAATATCATTATTGACTATATTTAAATATTCATCAAAATTAATAAATTCTTTGAAATTACATTCAATATAATCACAATCTTCTAAACAACAAGTTGCTAATTGTCCTTGAATCTGCATATAATATTTACCAGGTATATTACCATCTTTGATTTTTCTAGAATATGGACATTTTATTTCAATCATTATTCCGTGTTCATTTATACCATCCGGTGAAGCCCCGAAATGATCTTGATTTTCATCTATAATTAATCCAAATTCATAGATTTTAAGGTTATTTCTTTGTTGTGAATAACATCTAGATGCCATTTCTTCAAACATTGTTCCCCATTTTAATGCAGGTATAGCAGAATATACTGTATTATCAATTGTAACACCCGCTTTCTTCCTTGCCAATCTCATACAATTCTTACTTATAGCATCTTCTAAATCAGAAGCAGTTAATATATTTTTTCTTGCTTCAAGCCATTCTATAGTTCTTTGTTTCAAAATAGGTTTCTGAATTAAAATATTTAATTGTTGAATATAAGATTTGAGATTTTTATATCTTTCATTTACCTTTTTCTTGGTAAATTGTTTGATAACTTCGTGTGTATAATCAATCTTTTGATTATTTTTTATGAAATGATATAATATATCGTCTAATTTATTCCATTTACTTGTATTTTCACAATTAATGATCTTCATTATGCTTTTAACTCTATTATTTTTTATACCCTTTTTTTTCATTTCTTTGTCAAACTTGCAAAAACTTTATTAGTGCTATAATCTAATTTATCAATATCATCGGTCATTTTTTTATTTTTTGTTTTGTTTTGATAAATATTCAATAATTCATTTTTTTTCTGTTCAAAAATTTCATCAATCTTGCTATTCATTATGAATATATGTTCAATATAAAATTCATTTTTTATTTATTCCACAATTGTTTTTATATTCATTTCCATATTAACAATATCTATATAATGATATTCGTTTCTACCATATGCTCTAGAAATACCTGTATCTGTAAACCATATTTTTTTATGAAGTAAACCAATTTTTTCAACAGTTGTATGTCCTAAAAAAATATATTGACAATTCAATTTACTCAAAATGTATTGAATGTCTTCTTCTGAATCTAAATTGCGTGTCCATAAAATTCCATTTTCACCATTCACAATTTTATCAAATATTTCCCTATCATCTTGTTTGACTACATTATTGATCATATAATTCTTCCATATTGTATTCAGATAACTGATATCCTTATCATATTTATTTAAAATATCTAAATGATCTTTGGTTATTCCTGCATGACAAAAGAATAATGAACCAATTTTCAAAACAATATTTCTAGATCCTAAAATAGATGATAGTGATCCACCTGGCATAAAACTTACATTTCTATTATTTAGCTTACTTTTTTCGGAAACATATGAAAAATTTCCCATTGTATTCATTAATTCGTGATTACCAATTAATGATAAAAGTCTCCCACCTTTACTTTTAGCAATATTGTCTATACTATGTGAAAAATGTAAAACAGAAATATCATCCATTACCTCCCAATTTTCTCCATTATTTCTATTCAAACTATCTACTTGGTCTCCCATTTGTACAACATATGTATTTTGTGGTTCAGCAATCCATTCTAAATCATTATTTATAACTTTAGCATCAATAAGAATTTTCTTGAATCTCTTTATATCACCATGTATATCGCCTATAATTATTAATCTATCAACCTGATTGAATTCATATACATTATCATCATTTATCATATTGTAATATTTATAATAATTAATTGTTTATATATTATAAGAAGATATCTTTTATGAATACTAAAAAAATAAGTAAAAAAAGCGAATGTATAAGAAATGTTTCTAATATTTCGCTTTATAAAGATGTAGATCGTATTGATAATAAAAAATTGAATATAGATAGATTTGTTAAAAAATTGGACAAAACATCACCTAAAGTAAAAGAGCTAATAAATACAATAAATCTTCTAGATGATCAAGATCTAGAAAAAAAACAAAATCTATATAAACATGTTATATATACAGATACCAAAAAAGCATCATCTGGTGCAAAATTGATTGCAACAGCATTAATTGCGAATGGATTTACAAATGTTTATGATGGCAAAATGAAGGTATTTGATAATTTATATGAAAATGAATATTGTAATTTTGCATTATTAAGTTCAGGAACTGTTTATAATAAAAAACTTCCTATTACTTTAAAAAAAAATATCGCTCAAATTTTCAATAATAGAAAGAGAAATACAGACGATAATAATATGAAATTTAATAATATTAATGGAAAAAATATAAGATTTATAATTATAGATAATGGTTATAAAGAAGGTATTGATTTATTCGATGTGAAATATATTCATTTATTGGATCCATTATTAACATCTGCTGATGAACAGCAAGTTATTGGAAGAGGAACAAGATTTTGTGGTCAAATGGGTCTAAATTTTGATACCCAATATGGTTGGCCACTACATGTTTTTAAATACGATGTATTACTCAATGAATCGTTACAAAAACAATATAATGCTCGTTCTATTAACGAATTATTTATTACGAAAAGTGGTATAGAACTTGAAAAATTAGCTTTTAGTAAAGAACTCGAATCTGCTACAATTTATGGAGCTGTTGATTATGAATTGACAAAGAATATACATGGTAGAGAAAATACACAAAAACAAGAAATAACAAATGACATATATTTCAATTATAAAGATAATCCAAATTCAGAATTAGTAAAACAGAGTTCATTACAATTTTTTGGAGGTAATACTGGACAATTTAAACAAATTAGACAATATATTCGAAATAACTTTTCAGATTATGAATGGGATAAAATTACATTTACAAATAAATGTAATATTGAACAAAAGAAAGGAGATATTGATTTCACACCTTCTCAAAAATTTATCACAAAATATTTTGATTATAAATCACAATTTAAAGGATTATTTCTATGGCATTCTGTTGGAACTGGTAAAACTTGTTCTGCAATTTCAATTGCATCAACAGGTTTTGAACCCCAAGATTATACTATATTATGGGTAACAAGACATACTTTGAAAAGTGATATATGGAAGAATATGTTCGTAGATGTTTGTTCAGCGGATATGAGACAACGACTGAAAGATGGTAAAAAAATACCTAAAGATGCTGTTGAAAACCCTTTCAAATATCTTTCTAAAAATTGGATTCAACCAATAAGTTATAAACAGTTTTCAAATATGTTGTCAAATAAAAATGAGTTATCAAATTTAATGAAACGCAGAAATGGTACACAGGATATGTTAAAAAAAACATTAATTGTAATAGATGAGGTTCATAAATTGTTTTCAACAGATCTTCCCGTAATCGAAAGACCTGATTATAAGGTTATTAAAGAAATGATCAGAAAATCTTATCAAATTTCAGGAAATGATAGTGTTCGTGTTCTCTTAATGTCTGCAACACCATATACAAATAATCCAATGGATATCGTTAAATTCATTAATTTATTGAGAGAAGATGATTTACCAGAAAACTATGAAGGTTTTAGTAAAGAATATTTAGAAAATGGTGAATTCACACAAAACGGTATAGTAAAATATTTAGATTCAATATCACCATATATTTCTTATTTGAATCGTGAGAAAGATGTGCAACAATTTGCTTATCCTATATATTATGATATAAATGTACATATGTCGGTAAAAAGTAAAAATTTACAAAAAGAAATGCAAGATTATATAGAAAAATTAAAAACAAACATTGATTTATTGAAGAAAACTGAGTTGAAGGATAAAACAGATGAAGAAATTTTAGAAATACAACAAAATATAGATTCGCACCATATAGCTATTACAGAAGCAAAACAGAAACTAAAAGATATCAAAAATGGTATAAATGAAGATGAAAGTCAAGAATATGCATTAGAAAAGTGTTTCAGTAAATAAAAAACTTCCATTATTAATAGGAAAATGTTACAAGATGTACAAGCATTAATGGGTAAAACGATAATAGGTGGTGCTCCGCCAAAGAAATCTACCAAGAAAGACACCAATAAAGCTACCAAGAAATCTATCAAGAAAACTACCAAGAAAGATTCTAAAAAATAAAAAACCTGTAAAGAAAGCAGCAATTGAAAAATGATCTTAAATATAAATCAATAATTATACTTTTTTAATATTCATTAAATAATAGATAAATGAATGTCAATAAATCAAGGAGATGAAGCAAAATGTCAAAAAGATATTCAAGAAGCCTTAAAAGATTACGATAGTTTGAAAAATGAAGACAAACAAGGTATTGAAAATGTAATAAACTCTACAAACATTTCGTTTTTAGAAAAATTCAAATCACTTTATGAAACTGTTTACATTTATATCATAGTATTGTTAATATTTTTGTATTTATTATTTACAAATTTCACACCAATATTGAATATTAAATGGTATATTGATTTATTTAAATTAAATAATGCAATATGTCTTCAAAATTCTGTTTCAGGACTTGAAATAGAAAGTCTACGATATAATTTATCACATTTCATAAAAACAAAATATCATAATATCAAATCGACCTTCGTATTTTCAAAAAAACTTATCGAATACTTCTTTATCTTAATATCAACATTAATGATAATTTTTTCATATTATAAACCATATGGAATATTTGTGACTTTGGTAGTTATTTTATTGGGTTTTGTTTATTATCTGATATCATCATATATCAAACACTGTTTTGTTATTGTAGATGAAATTTTACTTAATGAAGATAGTGATATAAATGTATATCAAAATACATTTATAATTTTGAATGCACTTATTAAAGTAAGTGAAATACAACATGATATTTTCGAAATAAATAATAATAAATTTAATATTGAAAATAAGACCTTAGATAAAATCATTGAAAATAACATTGCATCATATTATAATCTTTCTGTTTCTAGTAAAGTTCTTGAGATTAAACAAAAAGCATACAAAGATTTGGATTTCCTAAAATTTGTTATATTGAATAAAGAATCTTTACATTATTTAAAATATTTTGAAGATATATATTTCAAAGAAGTGGTCGATGCAAAATTTAAAGACGAACATGATGAGTCTTTTGAAAACAGAATTTATATCAAAGATATTATGAAGAATACAGTAGATTTTGATGTAATAAAGAATAATTTTAAGGAAATATTAAAGATTTTACAAACATTTGAAGAATTACCAGAAGAATTCAAAGAAATTTTGGATCATATTGAAAATAATTTACCAATCATTGAAGAAACAGATAGTTTAGAAGATATGATTGAAAAATATGAAGATTTTTATTATAATGACATTTTTTTCGATAATCACACCACAAAGGGTAAAAAACCTCGTAATCTCAATACAAATCGTGTTAAAAAATTGTATTCATTTGAAATAATACAAATGATAAATGAAATACAATACAATCTTGATAATAGCGAATATATTACAAAATATAATACACTAAATGAAAACCTCAAAAAAATACTCAAGGGTAGAATAAAAATTGAAAATAATGATTTTATAAAATATTTATTTACAAATTATGATATACTTAATAGTGATAATAACTATATCCAAGACGATAATAATGTAAAAGGTGAACCTCTACAAAATACAATAAATGCATTTGAAAGAATAGGGAACTCTCTATATAGTTATGTTATATACATTATGTGTATTGTAATATTTTTACAACATTACATTTTCAATACCAAATCATTTACAGAATATATAATTATAATGATTTCAATTATGTTAGTTAGCATAGTGACTATTTTGTCTGATAAAATATATAAATATATGACAATTTAATTAAGAATATTAAAATGAAAAGAACTTCAATAATTTTAGCGTGTGATATAGAAGGTGGTATAGGTTATAAGAATGGAATTCCTTGGAATATACCACAAGAAATGCATAAATTTCGAAAAATAACCACAGAAGTATCTGATCAAAGTAAGAAAAATGCTGTTATAATGGGGAAAAACACATGGTTATCATTAAGGAGAAAACCATTGAAAAACCGTATCAATATTGTAATAACTAAAAGTGAAGAATATGAAAAAGATGATTGTTTAATAGTTTCATCAATTGCAGAAGCATTGGAATATGGTGAAAAAATAAATAATATAGAGAAGATATTTATAATAGGTGGTTCATCTGTATATAATGAATGTTTATATAAATATAATTTTGATATTATCCTGAGTATGTTATATTATGATGAATATAAAACAGATTCGTTTGTAGATATTGAATATCTTTTTAAAAAATATAATTTAGAGAAAGATAAAATATATAAGGAACAACATGAAAACAGATTGTTTGCTTCTTATATTTGTACTCATAAAAGAACTTGACATAAAAGAGTTTCAATATAAATAGGTTCTCTACCATTATTTGTAAGACTTAAAATATGATCAATATAAGAGCTTGATTTCAATATAATATCTTTTTTTTTAGGAATAATTTTTAAAAGATCATGAACAATATCAGAAATTTTTATATTATATTGAAAGATATCATATGATATTTTACGAATTGATTCGAGATTATTTTTTTTCAAGGAAATGTTCTTGATAAAATCTTTAAGAGGAGGATAATTTAAAACACAGAATTCCCAAGAAAGTATTTCTTTATTTTTTAATTCAATTTCTGCAATAAAAATAGCTTTAATAAGATCTCTCGACTTTATTTTTTTTAGATGTTGGTTTAATTCTATTTTAAATTTACTTTGAAATATTTCAATAATATCTTGGTGTTGTAATAAAGGCATTCTTACGAGAGAAAAACGACTTTTTACTGGAATATCTATTTTATCAAGTTTATGTGTTATACAAATAAAGGTAGCATTTTTAGAATATTTTTCTAAAATAATTCTTAAACATGCGAAATCATTTTGTTGTAATGAATCAATATGTTTGATGATAATACAATGCTTTGATTTAATAATATGTTTATTGGTAATAACATGAATAAGAAATTTGGCAATAGTCGAAAATTTTTTAGATGAAATTGGATTGTTGAGATCGATTTCTAGGAAATTGTTATTATATAAATAATGTACATCTTTTCCCCAAATACATTGCTGTTTGTTAAGATGTGATGTATTATATTTATCTTTCAAAATTTCATCAACAAATAAATCAATAGGAAATCCAAAAGGACCGTATAATAATACATTATTATCTGATTTTTTGATAAATTCTAGAATATTTTTATAATATGTATTTTTCAATAAAATAGATTTAAAATCACCTTTTAATACTTCCCATAGATTATTTGTATCATTCTTACACATATATCATTTCATTTATATAAACATTATCATTTTATATAATTTAAATAAATGAATCCATATGACACTCTTGGAATACCAAGAAATTCATCAAAGGATATTGTTAAAAAGAAATATAGAGAAATAGCATTATCGTGTCATCCTGATAAATTAACAAATATAAATGATGAAGAAGAAAAACAGAAAAAGATTCAAAAATTCAAGGAAGTATCAATTGCATATGATATAATAATAAATGATAAATATTATGAAGATCAAGATGCGACATTCAATGATTGGAATGATATATGGAGTACATTTTTTAATCAAGAGAATACAAGTGATATATTGAAGGATGTATTTTTCGATGTTGCAGATTCATTTATAAATAATAATATTAAATCAAAATCATATTATAATCCTAAAAAAGGAGAAAAACATCTTCACGAAATATATTTAGATGTATCTTTTTTAGAAGTTCGAAATAATATAAAAAAAAAGTTAAGGTTAATCTTAACTGATATAGATGAACCAATTTTTGTCGATGTATATTGTGGATCATATCCAAGTGTAACAAAAGAGTATATAGGAGATGATGACATTGAACATGAAATTATTATTAATATGAAATTTAAAGATCAAGATAATTTCGAATATATATGCAATGAAAATGATACTGTAGATTTGATAACATCAACAAATATAAGTTTATATGAATATTTGATTGGTGTTAGAAAGGATATATTTTATATAGATAGGCAATCGATAACAATAGATATATGCAAATTTAATAATAATTATGTCAAATTGGATGGATATGGTTTGAAAGGAGGTGTATTATATGTAAATTTGATTATTGATGCAGTTGAAAAAGAGAAATGGGAGTTATTATGTGATGTTGATAAATCAACTATGGTAAGAATTACAAAATTATTATCAAAAACTATATAAAGATTATGATTATAGTAACAAACATAAAAAGAGAAGAATAATGGCACCAGCTAAAGGTTCAGTTGCAAAAACTGCTGCTCCTGTAGCAAAAGACAAAAAAGTTGTTGCAAAGAAGGAAGTTGTTGCAGAATCACCCCCAGTAGTACAAAAAGTTGAGGTTCCTGTAGCAGTAGAACCTGTTAATGAAAGTGATGATGTTATTTCAAATGTTCTTGAAAAAATTTCAGCTCTTACAGCTCATGTTAAAAGTGTGCAAACATCACTTAAGATTCTCATTAAAGAATTTGATAAACAAAAGAAAATCATTGACAAAGTTCAAAAGAAAAAAGAAAAAGCCAAGAAAACTCCATCAGGTTTTGCGAAACCTTGCAAAATTTCAGATGAACTTTGTTCATTTATTGGTGTAGATAAAGGAACTGAGATGTCTCGTACAGAAATCACCAGACATATCAATTCATATGTAAAGGAACATAATCTTAATAATCCTGAAAATCGTAGAGAGTTTTTCCCTGATAAAAAACTTAAAGCTATCCTTGATGTGAAAGATGGTGAAAAAGTAACCTATTTTATTCTTCAAAGACTAATTGCTCATCATTTTCCACCCAGTGCAGCTAAACTTGCTGCCGCTAAAGCAGCAGCTGTAAAATGATAATTTGTGTTTTTTTTCTGATTTTGATTATATTATTATAATTTAAATATGGATGAATTTTTGAGCAGTCAAAATTCACTGAAGATATTTGTAGCCTGTAATAGAATGTTAAATGAAAAATTTAATGTTTCATTATCCAATGACAAACTCGAGGAACTTATTACAAGAGTTTCAAATCATGTATCCAAAGAATATTCTAATTCTCACACAAATATAAGTGAATTGAATACAATAACGCTTTCTAAGATAAAAGGTATCTATGAGAAATTTCGTGAAAAGGATTTATCAAAACAATCTCCGACTGTCAAAAAAGAGTATTCTGTTGAAAATGAAATTTCAGATGAAAAAATGATAAATTTGAAGTTAAAAGAATTGGAAAAAAAAAGATCTATAATACCTGTATATGATGAAACAGTTGAAACATCTCAACAAAATGATGACAATATAAATACAACTAATACACCTTCTGTATCATTTACATTACAACCTAGTATTTCTCAAAAATCTTTATATCAGACATATGTAATAAATTCTGCAAAAAGAGATTGGATAAAATATCCATTAATAAATGGTTTCAAACAAAGTTTTACTATAAATACCAAGGATTTTATGATATTCCCACATATTGTCATATTACCACATTATATATCTTCAATAACTCCATATATAAAATTAGAGATTTCGAATGAAATACAAAGTTTATTTTATATATTTTCTATCGATCAAACGAATAATAACTGGGATAAATGGAAGACTGTGGAAAATATTGAAAATATATCTTTAGATCGTGGTAATTGGCAGTTCAAATTATATGACTTACATGATCAAGTTATTGATATGGGAGAAGATCGTATACCAATTGATGAGGTAAGTGAACATAATGATAATTTCAAAATCAAGCTTAATTCAAATAAGTTTAAAACAGGTTGTACTCTATGTATATATTTGAACTCGAATCGCTTTATTTATGAAAAAATAATAAAGGTACATGATGAAACATTGGAAATTTTGGAAATATCAAATTCCAATAAACTCAAAACAGATGACTTGATAAATGCAGTGGTTTTAAATACATCTATGCAATATTCCATTATAATGAATTATATACCTAATATTTGAAAATGAGTACATTCCTACATTATTTTCAGAATTTCATGATAAGTTTTAAAATTTATAATTTTTTTTATGAAATGTACTCATTTTGTATTTTGAGCAAATATACTAATTAAAAAAACTCAACAATCGATATTAAACAGAATACAGAAATCGTGAGAACTTCTAATTTGTATACCAGATGCATTTTATCTAGTTCACTTAATCTATCTTTATTTTCATTCATAGATGGGTTCATTCTATTTGCTAAAGAATATAACATTATGATCAAGAACATTTTTATTATTAAATGATAATGGATTTTGAAGAATCCGTTGTGTAAATTGAAATGATTGAAAATTATCCTGATTTTATATTCGTCAATATTTACTATGATAACAGTGAGTAGAATGAGAAATATATATGTAAAACTATAAAAGACTAGAGAATAGAAAAAAGTGGTTATATATCCTGATTCTATGAGTTTTTCAGTGATTGCAAGAGAAATTTGTCTGAAAATAAAGATTGTTATGATGAATATAATTTTATTATCATTAGTAATAACAAGAGCTTTTGCTGGATCCAAATTATTTACTTTGAAAGATTTATAAAACTTGTCTCTAGATTTTTCCTTTGGCACATCATCGTCATTCAAGTCTTTAACATACTGATCCCAAACTTCTGAATATTTCCTATCTATATTGTTTTCCTTATTACCAAGATTCTTCCCTTTTTTCTTTATTATTTCTTTTAATTCTTTTATTATGGTGTCAATACTGCCTATTGCTTCGTTTTTCATAGTTGAAAATGTAACTTCTTTATCATTACCATTATTGTGTGTACCTTCAGTAGCAGCATCACCACCAGCAGGAGTACCACCAGTAGCAGCAGCAGGAGCAGCAGCAGCACGAGCAGGAGCAGCAGCAGCAGGAGCAGCAGCAGTAGGAGCAGCAGTAGGAGCAGCAGAAGCAGCAGTAGGAGCAGTAGTGCTAGATGTGTTTATACCTTTATTTTTTCCGAAATAT